ACGCCATTCCTAAGCTCAGCTGCAAAAACTGCAGCAACAGCTGTATTACACGAATGGCAAACAGACTCTTTAGCATCAGCAGTTACAAACAACGCTGTTATTGAAGGGGATGAAGCAACTCTAGATGCATCATCTGCAACTACTAGACTTTCAAACAGTACTCAAATTATGGATAAAACTGTAGTTATTACTGGTACTCAAGAAGCAGTAGACAAAGCAGGTAGAGCATCTGAATTAGCTTACCAAATAGCTAAAAAAGCTAAAGAGCTAAAAAGAGACATGGAAGCAACTATCACAGGCAACATTGCTGAAGTAACTGGTGGTTCTTCTACTGCAAGAAAAATGGGAACACTTGGATCATGGGTCGTTACTAACGATGACATGGCAGCTGATGGTTCTTCTGGTGCAGGTGCAGGAAATGCAGCTCACACAGATGGTACTCAGAGAGCGTTCACAGAAGCTCAATTAAAATCAGTAATTAAATCAGTTTGGAATGCTGGTGGTGACCCTTCAATGGTCATGGTCGGTCCTTTCAACAAACAAAAATTATCAGGTTTCACTGGTAATTCTACTAGATTTGATGCTGGTGCAGACGCAACTTTATACACTTCAGTAGACGTGTACGCTTCTGACTTCGGTCAGTTGCAAGTAGTACCTAACAGATTCTCTAGAGATAGAGACGCTTGGGTTCTTGACATGAACTATTGGGGAATTGCGTTCTTAAGAGACTTCTCTATGCATGAACTTTCAAAAACTGGTGACTCAGAGAAAAGACAGCTTCTTGTTGAAGCAACTCTAGAAGCTAGAAATGAAGCAGCTTCAGGCTTAGTAGCAGACTTAACTACATCATAATAATTAACTGTTTGGGGGAGTAACCTTTAATCTGCTCCCCCAGCAGATTCTATAAAAATTGAAGATCTGAGATAGGTTAGGATCGGAACAATTAAGGAATATAATGAGAACATTAAACGACTATTTTTTAACATCTACAATTGCAGATATCAGCACAGCATCATCAACATTTGTTGCAGTACCTGATGGAGGCAAAATAATTAAAATCATTACAGCACTTCAGGGTGCAATATCAGGTGCAAATGCAGGAATATCATTTGAAATTGGTGGAACTGCAGTTACTGGTGGTGGAATAACTGTTGCACATTCAGGTTCAGCAGCTGGTACAGTAGACTCAGCAGAACCTACAGCAGCTAATGAAGTTTTAGAAGATGGTACTATCGAAATGATAACTGATGGTGCATCTACTGGAACTAAAAAATTAGTAGTAACATTTGTTATAAGAAGATAATTAATTATGGGGATGGCAACATCCCCTAACAAAAGGAATAAAACATGAACTATGGATTAAGACATGGAACTGTACATAAGCTAACTTCTGGAAGTTCATCTTCTGCAAGTTCAGCTTT